GTATTTAAATTAGAAGTAGCAGACAAGCAAAACGCTAGAGGCATGTTTAGCAAAGATTGGACTGCAAGAATTATTGGATTATTTACTATAGGCGGTTTTTTGGGTTATATATTTTTAGTCACTTTACAACCGCCAGAACAAAACAGTGAAGCATTAATTAACTTAGTGCTTGGTTATCTTGGAGGATTAGCGAGTGCAATTATTTCGTTTTATTTCGGAGCATCTCATTCCCCAGAAAAAGGAGAGTAAAATGAATATATCACAAGAGGGTGTGACGCTTATTAAACATTATGAGGGCTGCCCAAAAGATCAAAATGGAAATGCAGTTTCATACAGATGTCCTGCAAACAAACCTACAATAGGGTACGGCAGCCTAAACCTTATAGATGGCAGTCCTGTAGAGGATAATATGTCAATTACTATGCAAGAAGCTGAAGATTTATTAACACATGAATTGCAAGAATATCAAGAATATATAAATGATTTGGTTAAAGTGCCATTAAAACAAAATGAATTTGATGCTTTAGTATCTTGGGTTTTTAATTTAGGGCCAACTAATTTTAAGTCATCAACTTTGTTAAAAGTTCTTAATGCTGGTGATTATGAAAATGTACCAGAACAAATAAAGCGTTGGAACAAAGTAAATGGTGTAGTTAATGAAGGTTTGGTTAAAAGAAGAAAAAGCGAATCTTTGTTGTTTGAAAGTAAAGATTGGACTGAGGTGTAAATGCCTTTACAAAAAACAATATTCAGACCAGGCATTAACAGAGAAGGGACAGCTTATGATAATGAAGGCGGTTGGTTTGATTGCAATTTAGTTCGTTTTAGAAAAGGCAGGCCAGAAAAGTTTGGTGGTTGGGAAAAATTAAGTTCTAATACGTACGAAGGAACAGCAAGAGCACTACATAGTTTTATATCTTTAGGTGGTACAAAGTATTTAGGTTTAGGTACGCATTTAAAATATTATATTGAAAGTGGCGGTTCTTTTAATGATATTACACCATTAAGATTAACAACATCCGCAGGTGATGTTACATTTTCTGCTACAAATGGTGACGCTACTATAACTGTTTCAGATACTGCACACGGGGCCGTAAAAAATGATTTTGTAACATTTAGTGGAGCAGCATCATTAGGCGGTAACATAACTGCTGCTGTTTTAAATCAAGAGTATCAAGTGGCAACTGTGGTAAATGATAATTCTTACACGATAGAAGCTAAAGACACATCTGGTGCAACCGTGACTGCAAACGCCTCAGATAGTGGTAACGGTGGATCTTCTGTAGTTGGTGCCTATCAAATAAATGTAGGATTAGATGTATATGTGCCTGGCACAGGTTGGGGCATTAACGGTTGGGGTGAAGGAACTTTTGGTAGCACTTCATCTTTAAGTAGCACCAATCAATTAAGATTATGGTCGCATGATAATTACGGCGAAGATTTAATTATAAATGCAAGAAACGGTGGTATATTCAAATGGACTGAAAATAATGGTGTTAGCACAAGGGCAGTTAATCTATCAGGTATAAGTGGTGCAAATTTAGTGCCTACTGTAGGTTTACAAGTTATAACTTCTGAAACTGATAGACATTTAATTGTTTTGGGAGCCGACCCTATTAGTGGAACTTCGCGAACTGGTGCTATAGATCCTATGTTAATAGCTTTTAGTGATCAAGAAAACGAATTAGAGTTTGAGCCTTTATCAACAAATACTGCAGGGTCTTTACGATTATCATCAGGTTCTTCCATAATTGGTGGTGTAAAAACTAGACAAGAGATACTTATTTGGACAGATACAGCACTATATAGTATGCAATTTGTTGGCCCACCTTTTACTTTTGCGGTAAATTTAATTAATGAAGGTACAGGGCTTTTAGGACCAAAGGCAGCCGTAACTACCCCATCTGCGGTATATTTTATGAGTTATAACAATTTTTATCTGTATAACGGTTCTGTAAAAACCTTACCTTGTTCTGTTCATAATTATGTTTTTGGTGATATAAATCTTACGCAATCATTTAAAATAGCTGCTTTTACTATAAAAGATAAAAATGAGGTTGGTTGGTTTTATTGCTCTGCTAGTTCGTCCGAAATAGATAGGTACGTAATTTACAATTATGCAGAAGATTTATGGTTTTATGGTCAACTTGTCAGAACAGCTTGGCTTGACGCTGGTATTGAAAATTATCCCAGAGCAGTAAACGGTGGTTTTTTATTCCAGCAAGAAAAAGGATTTAATGATGACGGTTCTCCTATGACTGGCGTGTTTATTGAAAGTAGTGACTTTGATTTAGATGACGGAGAAAAGTTTGCTTTTGCAAGAAGAATAATACCTGATTTTAAATTTATAGAGGATCCAAATAACGGATCAGTAAACGTAGTAGTAAAAACAAGAAATTTTCCTGGTGATTCACTAGCTACTAATTCTACTAATGAAATATCTAGCACCACACAACAATCACATATAAGAGCCAGAGCAAGACAAATGGCCTTACGTATAGAAAGTAATGATGATGCTACTAATGACGGTAATTTATCAATAGGATGGCGTTTAGGAGCGACAAGAATAGATATAAAAACTGACGGCAAAAGATGAGTAAGTTGTTACAAACTCAGCTTCCTTTGGCACAAAGCGAAGTTACACCAGATACTTTTAACCGTTTAATTAGATTACTTGAAATAAATTTAGGTGCTGTTGACCTAGACAATACGCGTCAAGTAAGCGAAAATGAGCTGAATACTATAAATTTTAATGCTGGTAGTATTATTTGGAATACAACATTAGAAGTATTACAAGTATATACTGGCAATAAATGGGTAGATATTGGAACAAGACTTGTAGATGATGGTCTAGAAGCAACAAGTGCAGTAGGCAAGGTAACTGTTAGAAATAATGGGGCCACGTCTATAAAACTTGCTAATTTTGGTAAATAATAGATACTTTAAGTATCTGCAAACAACTTAGTAAAAGCTATGGAAGATAATATACAAAAATTAGCAAGTATGGGTAGATTTGAAGATGATCAAATAGCTCACGTTGCAACAGGGGAGATGATAGTACCGCCAGTAATTTCTCCAGTAACACGAATGATGATAGAAGAGGACATGCTGAATCAAGGTATGGACCCTAATCAATATATAGTAGGCGGTAATCCCTCGATAAACCCTAGAACAGGCTTACAAGAATTTTTTATAAAAAAACTATTTAAAAAAGTTAAAAAAATAGCAAAAAAAGTTTTACCTGTCGTTGCACCATTTATACCAGGAGGTCCTGTATTAAAAGGCGTATTAACAGCTGCAGCAGGTAAAGCTTCGGGTATGGATACAAAAGATGCTTTGCTAGGTGGTTTGACTGCTGGATTAGGTGCGAAGTTTCTAGGTGGTAAAGGAACAGCAGGTAAAGGATTACAAGGATTAAAAGGCACATCAGGTAAATTCTTTGGTAAAGAAGGAACATTTAGAAATATTTTAAAACAAGGTAGGGAATTTATACTGCCAGGTGAAGATAAAAAAGGTTTATTTAAAAATATATTTGGTGGTGGACTTGGTGGTGGACAGCAAGAAGTAATGTATCAAGATCCTGAAACTGGTCAAATATATTCACAATCTGAAGTAGATCAAATGATTGAAGCAGGAACTCAACCAGACTCACTAAATCAAGTACAAACTGGACCTTTAGGAGGAACACTTGGTCCTAGATTAAGACAAACTTTTTTAGGCTCTGGAGATCAACCAGGAGTTATTGGTAATATATTAAGTGGTGGACAACAAACAGGCACACAAACAGGAGGTGGCCTAGGCCTAGGCGGAGCTGGTGGTATTGCTTTGCTCGCTGCTCTTTACGGAAAAGCAACTAAAGAGGCTGCAGAAAAGACTGAAGGTGGTTTACGTGATGTACGGTTATCTACTAGACCAGATCTTATGCCACAACAAGTATTTCAAGGTTTTGATGTTGGTGTAAGACCAGGCATGTCTTATGGTGGTGGTATGGGATATAGGCCAGGTTTTGCTATGGGAACCCCAGATGGGCTTATGAAAGAAATGATAGGAGAGTTAGATTTAAGGCCTGGTGGTCGTTCTGTAGGCCCTGGTACTGAAACAAGTGATGATATACCTGCTTTGTTAAGTGATGGCGAGTTTGTGCATACTGCAAAAGCAAACAAAGGACTTGGAGGTTTTAAAATAGAAAAGAATAAAGATAGTCTTACTATTTTTCCAACTGGCAAACCAGACAGAGAACAAGGTTTCAAAAACAACGACATGT